CGAGAGCTTGATGAATGTGTCGTTCAGCCCGATATTCCCGCTGAGGGTTGCCGACGATACCAACGCCATGGTTAGCCTCCCACCCGGCAGCCGAGTTCCTGCCGCAGCACGGCCACGCCATACAGCACATCCAGCCGCTGGATCCACTGGTCAGTCGTCGCCACGTAATCCCGAATCACACGGATCGTGCGACCCGTCTTCTTGTTCGCCGCCCGATACGCCTTGTCCGTCCCACCCGGCAGCGGCATATCCACCATCGCCAAGGTGCCAAAGTTCTTGTGGACAAACAGGTTCTGCGGTGACGACTTGCCCGAGATCGTTGCGAAGTTCGCCGCCGCCGTGTTGTAGACGTAGACCGCCGTGTTATCCGCCGGCAGGTTCGTCACGTTCTGGAGCTGCGGCGTCGAGGACCCAGGACCGACCATCGCCGGCGCAATCGGGATGGTCATGGCACCAGCACTGTCCGTCGTCGTCGCGGTGACGACAAACGTCATCGGCTGCCCGGTGTCCTGATAGCTCTGCGGGTTGACCCGGTTGACCGGCGTGGTCGTTGAGACGAAGCTGACGATGTCCCCCGCATTCAGCGTGGTCGTCGTCCAGGTCTTCGTCAGGATCCCCGTGCCGCTCTGGTTGGCACCATCGACGAGTGGCGTCCCACCCAGCGTGCCCACGGTCTGGACGTAGATGTTCTGATCCATCGCCCAATCGGCCCCAATCGCTCGGCCCATCGTGCCCGTCAGATACTGCTGCTTGATCTCGTCGCTCGCCTGGAACAACCCTTTCAGGTTGTCCACAATCGACGCTTCCGCGGCCGGATTGTTGATGACGTGCCGATCCCCGTCCATGGGGCAGGCGCTGTTATCAAGCACCACCTTCGCCGCCAGATAGGTGCTCAGGGCCGAAGGCGTGGTGCCGGGGGTGCCGACGAAGTTCGCCAGACCCTGCGCGAGTCCACAGACATCCTGGTCGATGAGGTTGGCGAGACGTGCAATCTCGGGCTTGAGAATGCGATCCCGATACTCATCGATGTTCAGGATCAGATCCTGTGAACTGACCTGCGTATCCACACCGCGCTGATACGACAGCGTCAGCGGGACATACTGTTCGGTGATGCCTTCAATGTTGACCGCCTGACCGAGACGGCCGATGAACCGGGCGGGCTTGCGGATGTTGAGGGTCTGTCCGAGAACCGCGCCCCCAAACCTGAACTGGTCGGAATACTCGCTGTTGATGATCCGCGCCATCATGTCCGTGTTTTCCAGGACATCCAGCGCCTCCATCGTGATGATGGAGTTCGTAAGGAACGTATTTGCCATGTCGGGGCCTCAGCCTACCGACGATGCCCTCCGTTCGCGGTCCGGTCTTGGAGTCTCCGAGCTTTATACGCCTCGAAGTTGCCCGATGCAGCCAGATCCGCGAGCGGGGCGCTCGTGGTGCTCGTCCCCGTCCCCACCGGCTCAAAGGGGGGAGGGGCCTGACTGGATCGAACCGCTGGGGGCCGCGAGGCCGGCGTGACGCGCCCACCAGTCGGCATGATCTCGGCTAGAGCCAATCCCAGGGATAACCCATCGGGAATGGCCGCGATCCGAGCTGCAAGCTCAGGATCTTTACCAAGAGCATACTCAATATGTTCGGCATGAGGCAGAGACACAATCGCCCGCAACATCTCGGCGGGAAACGGCACCTGACACTGCCCAACGACCGCATCGAAGTCGGGATACGCCGCACGACCACGCGACAACACGGTGTCAGCGACAGTCTGCTGCGTCCGAGAGGCCCGGTCTGCTTCGATGCGAGACTCAAATCGGGCTTCGAGGGTGGCCTGGATTTCTGCGGCCTTCTGTTCGGCCTTCCAGTCGGCTAAGTCCTCAACAAAGGACTCATAATCGGGGTATTTCGTCCCAATCTCACCCACGGCAGGCTTTGGGCGGCCCTGAGGTGGTTCCTCGGCCTTCGGCTGGGCATTCTGGCGTCCCGCTTCGGCGGCTTCCAAGAGCGCAAGCCGGTTCGAGAGTTCAGCGGCCTTGGCTTCTGCGGCGGCCCGGGCGGCTTCTGCCTGATCCGCCTTGCTGGTGAGTTGGGTAATCCGCTTTTGGGTGCGGGAGGGAGGCTTGTCGATCTCAGGCTGGCCCTCAAGGGCCGGGACAGGATCCCTCAGCCCTTCCGCAATCGTCTCTTCAGACACGCCGGATCCAGAGAGGACACGGCCCTTGGCGTCTTCGACGCTGACCGTCTCGTGTGGATCAACAACTGTCTCAGCCACGGAGTGTGGTGATTCTACCACAGTCATTCCCCTGTCGGCTGCTGCTGCGCCATCTGCTGCTCATGCCCCATCTGGGCTGCTTGCTGATCCGCCTGTGCGGCCTGCTGGTCGGCCTGTAGACCCGCTTCGTGCTGCTGGTCGGCCTGCTGCGCCTGACTGTCTATTGTCGCCTGTGCGCCCAGCGTGGCGCGTTCATGGGCCTGCTGCATCGCCGTCAACGCCGCTTCGTGGATATGGTCCTTCGCCTGCGTCAACTGCTGCATGTGGGCTTCCAGCGCCGCAGCGCCCTTCGCCTCGATGGCATCGACGAAGCTCCGGGCGTTCTCTGCATCCACCTTCATGCCTGCCGCCGCGAGTTGGGCTGAGGCTTGGATCCACGCGATCTTGATGCGCGTATCCGTGTCCATCTGCTTCTCTTGCAGGCTGGCTTGGGCCTTCACCTGTTCCGTCTTGATGATCTCGTTGCGGTCATCCAGAAGCTTTGACAGGTTCTCCACCATCTGCCCGGCCTGCTGGAGTTGGCCCTGCAACTGGTTGACATCCGGTTGACCGGCCTTGTCCTGCTGCAATTGCGGCGGCAGCATCTTCTTGGCTCTGTCGGAGAGTTCCTGTGCTCCCGGCGTATCCAGATCCCGGAAGTAGAGATCCCCAAACATCTGCAAGAGCTGCGGATTGGCCGAGATCATCTCCCCCAGCATCGCGGAGCCTTCCTGCCGCTTGGTGTTGTAGGACTTACTCACTCCGACCGTGACGGAGTAGTTGCCCTTCCCGAGATCGTAGAATTGCGCCATCCCCTGTGCCTGCACAGAAGGTTGGGCCGGTGGCGCTCCGGCCTGCTGGGGCGGTCCAGGCTGGCCTGCCGGCGGCTCTGGTGCAGGCCCCAACGCCACTTGCTCAGGACTATCGTCAATCCCGGCAATCTTGATCACGCGTCCTGGTCTGTCGTAGAAGATCGGGCAGAGCCTCACCAACTCATTCCCGCAGTCCACCATCGCCCGCTGCACGTTGTCCACGTAGTTGCTGTTCGCGTGCTCCGCTTGCTGTTGGAGCGCCATGATCGCCCGCCCAGACTTCTCCCGAGGGTTCGTGTTCCCTAAACTGGGATCGTAGATGCTCGTGGTGGCTTTAATGGCTTCTTCGGAGATATGGAGGAGTTCAACCTGCGCCTGGATCGCCGGTTCCGCCTGAAGGATCTGCGGCGGGGGCACAGCCGTCCCGGCATTGGAGATCGGGTCATACGGCAGATAGCTGAAGTTCGTGGTGTTCGCGTTCGCCCAAATCAGCTTGTAGTTCTCGACCTGCCCAGCGGCGACAATCCACTTCGGTTTCATCATGAGTCCCGAGGACTCCACGGCTCCCGAATACAGGTAGTTCACCATCCGCTGAGAGTCCATCGCTGGCGCGACGACACCCCTTAGGACGGTCTTCCCATCGACGTTCAACTCTTCGCCAAGGACAGGAAAGAGCGGAATACGAGTCCCGGGCCACTTCCACGACTTCAACTTCTCCGTCGCGGTGATCTTCGCGCAACTCACCTTCGGCGTCTGGAGGGTCCGAGTCCGCCACGTCTCTTTGTCATACCCCTCAGGCTGTGGGCCTCTCGTCACGACTCCGTCAGGCGATACCCACACCTTGACCTTGTCGTAATCGAGCGTCCAGTATTCCGCGATACGGACGAGATCATCTCCGATCCAGGCGTCGTCATCGCCTTCGGAGCGATACTCGTCGCTCGCCGGGACTTTGGCCTCCCCATACTGGCGAATGAACTCCGACTTCGCCATGTCCTCCACGACGAACATGTAGCGGGCATCCCGCTTCGTCGGAGACATGGCCGAAGGATCGCAGTAGACCGTCAGACAGTTGGAGATGCGCCCGAGTTTTAGGTCTTGGTCTAGGATGGCTTCGGGAGGCGTGTCGAGGTCGTTGTAGCAGTAGTCGGCGTAGAGCCGAAACCAACCAAGTCCCCCCTCAGCCGCACTGTCAGCCGCCCATTCGATAGGGTCTTCACCTCTGGCGTCATTCTGTATCTGGCGTAGAAGCCCCTTGAGGATGCGGGCCGTCTCATCATCCGCGCCAAAGCCGTTAGGATGAACATCAATCGCAAAGTTGGCCGCCCTGACGGTGTTGGAGACTTGACGAACCGGAGCCGAGATGCGGTCGATCGTCAGACAGGGTCGAGCAGGTTGCGCCGCAGTCCCCTGAATCGCCTGCCCGCCCATCCGCTGGATACGGACTTCATCCGGCCACTGATTCCCCGCTCGAAACTCCTTCGCCGCGAGAATGGCTCTGCGCTGCGGCCCTTCCGCTTCTGACGCCCGCTTGAAGCGGCGACGGGCGAGGCCTAGGAAGTCGAGTTGCTCGTCGGGGAGCGTGTCAGTCGTGGGCATTTAGTAGGGCGGAGCCTGAACGTAATACCACACGGTTTCGCTGCCACCACCAGTGGTAATGGTCAGTGGCTCGATAGGCCAGTTGATGTGCGGCTGGCTGGACTTTAGCGAGGTCGGACTATTCGTCCCTGCCCCGTTTGGGGTGTCGCAATTATCAGGGCTTTTGCCCAGCATCGACCGAGTGGCAAGTGCTGTTAAGGCACCACCGCCGCACAAAACACGCAAGAACCCGCGCCGATCCGTCATCGTGGAATCATCCCGAGATGCGCGACCCCCAGATACTGCAAGAACCAGACAAGGATGATCAGCGTCAGCACCACCATGACGACGGTGTTGAACGGATCCCCCACCCCGAACGCGCCCATGATCGCTCTCGCCGCCCAGAGCACCACGCACGCGACGAGCAACATCACTAGGAGTGTAATCATCACATCAGTCCAAATCTCTGCCGGTTGTCCATCTTAATGAGCGCTTCGCGCTGTTCCAACGGATACTTCCCGGCTTGCTGCTCGAAGTAGTCAAAGACCTTATCCGCCAGCCGATCCGCCAGCCCTAGCCCCTTGTATTCCTTCAGGATGACATGCCGGAACTTATCCCGCCCATCGATCACAATCGACAGCAGCCAGATGCGGTCGCGCTCGACATTCCGCATGAACAGCATGATCGCGTCGGTCAACTCCCGCTCACGTTTCGTGCTGTAACCGGCATTCGGGAGATCGCCAAGAGACGAGGCCGCGATGGGATCGTCAGCGGACACCGTGATACTCACTCAGCGTCATACGCTTCCCCGGCTTCCTGGTGGGCTTGATGGTCGGAGGCTTGATGGGCTTCATCAGTAGAACCTCCGCTTCGAGGTGTGGATCTTCCGCTTCACATGCTCCGGCTTGCCCTTCTCGGACCCAACCGCGAAGTCATGCAGTTGCCCCATGGTCATGGACTTCCGCAGCTTCTGGGCCATCGGGAATTGAGCGCCGTGCTCGGCTGCGCCCATCAGGCGCTGTTGGGCCTTACTCACGGCTGGCACGTCGCCCTCCAATCGGCGCGTTCTGTATCCATGGCTGGCCCAATCGCCACACCCCGATCAGGACCAGCCAAAACACCAGCACTGCCGCTGCGCCGGCCATTACGCGCTCGGCGTGTTCGCGACCACCGCTGCCGCGAGGGCATCCGCATTCGAGGACAACTGATCCGCAATCGCCTGCACCGCTGCCGGATCCGCCTTCGCGGCCGTCAGGGCAGCCGACAGACCGTTGAGCAGCGTGATCGCGGAGTTTTCGGCGTCGGTGTCCTTCTGGACAGCCGCCTGGAGTGCAGTGAGGTCAAGAGCCATGGGAATCTCCTACTTGGGAAGCTGGTTCACGTCGAGGGCGGCCTTGAGACGGGCCGTATTGTCCGAGACAGTCTTGGCAATCGCGTCGATCTTCGCTTGATCGCCCGCGTCTGCCGTGCCGAGCACGTGCGCGATGAGCGCCTGGATGTGGGGCGAGGTCAACGGGAGATCCTCGCCCTCCAACTCCAACGCCCGATCTCCGATCTTCACGACGATGCGGCGAAGTCTTGGGCCAGACGGCATCAACGGCATAGCGCGACCTATTTTACACCCACTCCAGACAGTCGCGCCCAGTGCGCGGCACACCGTGCTAGTCCGGCGATCCCCTCCGGCGTCCAAAACTGCCCCTGCGGCGTCAGATACGACTCCAAGGCCAGCTTCAGATAGGCAACCGCTGCGTCGAGATCCTTCTGATAGGAGGTCATGACATCCAGGCGGTCGGTGATAGTGGCTGCTGATAGCCCCAGTCGTCTTTGGGCTTCTCTTTGGGGGGTTGCTGTCTGACTGCCAAGTAGCGAAAGGCATCTGCCCCATGGCTCGCCCAGTCATGCACAGGAACGGCCTTAAACTCGTTCAGCCGGCTGTTGTAGTCGCGCCGATAGTGCTGAAGAGCTTCAAGTCCCTTCTCGCAGCGACCTGCGTCAAACCAGCACCGAGGGAGAAGCATCCGAGCGGCGTGGATCCCATCTTCAACTGGGACGTTCGGCGCAGTCTGGAACTTGATGCCGAGAGACGCCGCGACTTCGAGCCGAGTGCGCCCTGAACCTAACTCCCGGACCTGGATGTCGTGCGGTGCCCAGTGCTGGCCGTAGGTGTAGCCCTTCGCTTGGAGGACTTGGCGGTAGTGCGGGAAGCCTTCGCCAGAGGCTTCGTAGTAGTCGATGAGTCGGACTTCACCAGAGCGAGATGATTGGCTGAACCATATTGCCGTCGCATCACCGACCCCAAGATCCCAGTCGGTGTCAACTGGAAGAACAGGATCGTATGGAGTGCTGCCAACACGTCCGGCTGCCCTTGCCGCACTAAGTTCAGCCGCGAAGATGGCCCCTTTGACGCTCGCCTCGAAGCTGCACTCATACTCTTGGGCATACTCATCCGCCGTCATGTCCTTCTGGGCTGCCGCCAACTCTTTCGGGTCGATGATCCCCGTCTCTGACGCCTTGTATTCGCTGAAGAACCACGCCGGATCGCGCTTGGCGAACTGCACGATGTCGTAGAACTGGTTCTTCCCAGCCGGCGTGCCGATGAAGAACGCCCAGCCGAGGCGGTCTGAGAGCGCAGGGCGGATCACCTCGCTGAAGATGCGCGGCGACATCAGCCCAAACTCGTCCAGCACGACCCCATCGAGATAGAGGCCACGCAAGCTGTCAGGTGAGTCGGCTCCGAAGATGCGAACCTGCCCACCATTGGGATAGTCCGCTCTCAGTTCGGACTGGTTGAACGTCACGCCAGGCACAGCCCGTGAGTAGTGCTGGATGTAGTCGAAGCTGATCGCCTTGCCCTGGCTGTAAGTGGGCGCGATGTAGCCAAACCTAGGCCGGTCACGCTCGCAGAGTAGCGCGCACTTAATGAGTTGGTTGATGGCGAGGACAGTCTTCCCGAAGCGCCGATGAGCAACGGTGACCCCGAAGCGATGCGAGTCGAGCAGTTGATGTAGCTCGCGCTGAAGTGCCCGAGGCTTATAGGGGATCGTGATGACTGTCTCAGTCACTAGTCGCCCACTGTATCTTCAGCGTGCCCTTCACCGCCACTTCCTGCTCCTGCTCCTTGGGCTTATCCAGATAGCGGTTGAGCAGGTCAGTAAACGCTTGCACGCTGGGGTCTTTCTCCCAGACTTCGATGGTGTTCTCGTCCTGGTCCACGTCTTCTAAGGCTTTGACGCGCTCGAACTTGCCGGACTTCTTGTTGCGGTAGACGAGGTATTGCAGGCCTTTGGCGTTGGCGATTTGGGCTTCTACGAGGGCGTCGGCGTGTCTGGCGATGGCGGCACGCACAGCCTCTCGGGCTTCGACCTTGGTGATGGTCTGCTGCTGCGGGCCGTATTTAGTGCCCTTCTTCGGGCCTGAGTTGGGCCGTGCACCGCCTCTAGGCATTGTTCAAAGAGTTCATCAAGTATACCACTCGTAGTAGTGTGGCTGATTTACCACACTGTGGCATTTTGCCCCAGTTTACAGACGAGAGAAAAAGGCGTATAAAACTGAAACGCCCGGAGCACCTGCGATTGATGCTCCGGGCAAGAGTTCCGCTGGGGACAGCAGCGGGTGACTCCGGGACGACCCAAAGCATACCACGGGTAGTCCTAAAGTCAAACCCCTCCTACCTTCCCTAGCGGCACTCAGCCGCCTCAGCCGAGCGGGATACAAAGCAGCAGGCTCCATGCGGGCGCAGACGTTCGCTGTCTGTGGGCTACACAGGTCTAGCCGGAACCTGACCCCAACCTGGCTGTCGTGAATACACGGGCTTGACCCGAAAACGTGCGGGGTAAGCGCTTCTCCCGGACTTCTACGCGCCCCGTCCCTCATCTGTCGTGGAAGATGTTGACTTGGTTTCTCTCTCGCTGTGACTGCACAGATGAGGAAGAAAAGAAGTCCGGTCTATGGCGAAACGAGAAAACAATGGCGCAATTTGCTGAACGGACCACGATCTGCGATCAGTGCGGTGCGCTGCACCATGAAATCCTTCACGAGCGTGAAGACAACTATGACTGTCACGACATCGCCTGGAAGGAAGGTTGGCGTAAGGTGGGCGATGGCCAGCAATATCGGGATTACTGCCCTGCTTGCCTGCGAACTTTCCATAATTTCCATGGCAACGCAGGAATACTCAAGTAATCGCCCACCTTTCGCTGTCTCTTCAAGAATCTTCGAGTCACTAAAGATTTGTGCTTGACAGCGCACTCATACGTAGTTAGTATCTGCTCATGAAGAGGAACGAACCCCAGACGCCTCCGAAGTCGGCCTACAACTTCACCATCAGCCCCGACCGCCTGGCGAAGATGACCGAACTGCGAGATCGAGTCGGAATTCCCATTGCTGAGCAAATCCGCCGGGGCGTGGATCTGTGGCTCAAACAGCAGGAGATGAGCAAGTGAATACCAACCTCTCCACGAACCCGTCCGGCCTCATTGCCTGCCTGATGATCGGCGCGTTCATTGCCGCGCTCATGCTGGCGTCCGGGATCATCAACTACGTGGCGTGGCATGTGGGGGTGCTGTGATGCGAGGCATCGATAAATGGATTGAAGGCGACCACCTAGGCGCACCCTCGGAATACCGCACCAGTCCTGAACCGTCACAGCCAGCCGGGGAGCACGGCCCGTCGCTGCTTAAGCCTCTGGCGACTGAATACGCCGATCTCACGCCTACAGAGCTGCTGGCGCGTCTGAGGGCGGTTCTAGGAAAGAGAAAGTAGATTGGCGCTCGGTCAGGGCTACTACGGGCGACGCAGCCAGCAATACGAGCAGATCGCGGAGTGCTTGAAGGCTGCGAAAGTGCCGCTGACTGCCCCGATGATTCGTGAGCGGATCGGCGCATTAGACTCCATGAAACTCTCGCTCATGAGAATCAGCGGAGAGATCGCA